ACAGTGCTACACCAACCGAGAAGCAAAATTATAGGAGGGAAACTAATGGCACCAATGTCACTTAAACCATCCGAAGCTGTAGAAGGAGGGGATTTCCCTAGAGGCAACCTTCTGGTCACCAAGGCAAGATTCGGGGTCTACTCGTATATGAAAGACGGCAAGCCCGTAGTGGGAAGGAATGGTCAACCGGCCCAGGCAATGGCTGCCCTCCTCACGCTGAGGAATGATGAGGGGACTGTGTTTGAAGATCAGGTCTACTCCCTAGGGGACCCCAGCCTCTATAAGGTTTCAGCAGATGGTAAGTCTATGGATGAAGGGACTCTGAAGAAAAACTGCAACTTCAATGCCCTGCTTAACCAGCTGGTCAATAAGGGCTACCCTGAGAATAAGTTGGGTATGGATGTGTCCGAATTGGAAGGGCTGTACGCCTACTGGGATCAGGTGAGTCAGAAGAGGCAAGGTTTAGTAGGAGAGAGCAACCAGATTCTGCCTATGGAGTTATACCAGTTCCCTTGGGGAGAGATGACCAAAGCTGGAGCCCCAGCACCTCCAGCCCCAGGAGAGGCCCAAACTAGTACCCAGACTACTACCCAGGCTACCCCTGATGCTGCCCTCCTACCTATAGCTGTAGAGTTGGTTAAGGGGCTAGTAGCAGAAGGGAATGGCACCAGGCAGGCTCTGTCCCTTAAGTGCTACCGTGAGTTTGAGGAGCCAATGAGGGCACAGATGATGAACCTAGCCTTTTCTGTGGAATTGGTAACAGCCTTGATGGAGGAGGGGGTAACGTTGGATGGAGAGCAGTTTGTTCAGTCCTGACCCTAATGGGCGAATCCCTTTAAGTCTGGTGGCAGATTTAGTGGACCCCCCTGCCTACCGGGATGAATCAAAGGTCCACGTCTCCACCCTGGTACATAAAGCTGCTCTCCTCACTGGACATGGTAGGGACAGTCCCATCACCCCAGAGGTGGAGGACATCATGGCCCTGGGGAGGATCTGGGAGCAAGCAGTTCGACCCCATGTTAGGGAGGCTGCTTTGGAGGAGGGGTTGTGGGCGGAATTCCAAGGAGTAAAAGAGAAGGATGAGGTGGTTGGGTCTCTGGATGGGATTCTCTATGATGCTGAGAAGGGGAAGATCCTCCCCAGGGCAGTGGTGGAGATAAAGAGCCGGTGGTCTTCTCCGGGCGATCCAAGAGACAATTGGAGATGGATGGTCCAGAGCAAGGCTTATTGTTTAATGGCAGGGGTGAAGGAGTTGTGGATGCCAGTTCTTTATCTTCCAATGAGGGGGCCACCCAAAGCTGAATATGTACTCCATAAGCTGGAGTTTCTGGAGCATGAACTAGAGGAGAATTGGATGATGCTCATGAATGTAAAGAGGAGTTTGAATGACCACGATAGATGATCCTATGTGTGTACGTTGCAACCATGTAGAGGATGATCACGAATGGGGGCAGAATTGCCTAGTTGAAGACTGTAGCTGTAGCTTCTTTGACCCCTCGGAGGAAGAGGAAGAGGAATGAGTCTAACTGACGAAGCAAGACAGAAGTTACTGTCGCAAGGATGGGCTGCCTCCTCATCCCAAGCCCCCTACCGTGCTATCACATCCAGTGAGGGTTGGGATAAGTCTGGCAAGACTCACGTAGCCCTCACCGCCCCAGAGCCCATCATCTTCCTAGACATTGACGTTGGAACTGAGGGGGTAGTGGAGAAGTTCGTCAAAGCTGGGAAAGATATACTTCAGATACAAGTACGGCAACCTGGGAGGACAGGACCTGTCGATGAGACGAAGGCTGAATTTGTCCCCATCTTTGAGGACATAAGGAAAAGGTTCACAGAGGCCCTAAGTGTAGGGGAGGGGACAGTTGTAGTTGATACCATGTCTGAGGTATACGTCATAAAGAGGTTGGCGGTCTTTGGAAAACTACACCAGATTCTCCCACAGGAGTATGGGATACACGTGTATCCAGACCTCCGAGACATGGTGAGGGAAGCCTACTCCAGCAAGATGAACGTTATCTTTACCCATAAGTTAGAAAAGAACTTCAACGACCCCACCAAGTTTGATCTGGTTGGGTTCAAGGAAATGCCTTATTTGGTCCAGGCACACCTAAGACATTGGCGGACTGATGAGGTGCCTACCTCCTTTCGAGCAAGAATAGAGAACTGTCGTCATAACCCAGCCATAATGGGAACCATTCTCTCTTCCTCACTCGCTAATGGGGAAGCTAATACTATGCCCATGTCTCTAAATTTTGAAATGCTATTGGGTTTAGTTCATAGCTAATGTGCAATCATTTCTGGTGTTGGGATGGGGACTTCCCCGGGTGGGTGTGCTCCTATTGTGGCAGAGTGGCTTACTTGGTAGATGGTAAATTGCTCCTGGCAAGCAGAGCCCAAAAACTAGACCCTGGCCGTAGGGTATCCAGGAGTGGGGGCCGTATAAAATTGCCGTCTTATGATTCCCCTAACAACAGCCTATATGATGAATTTGGATAACTCAAAATGAATATTGAAATTACATACCTTGGGGACCATAAGTTTAAGATTGAGGTGAGAATTCCAGAGATAGACCGTAATGTAATGTCCAAAAGTGGTGCAACTGAATCCTCTATTAAAGAGCTTCGCGCTGCATGTACGAGGGCCCTCAAGCAATCAGCCCCCTCAAGGAATATTGTTACTCTGTGATCTACCTAACGACTTCACACAATGACCGTGATCTCCTCAGGCACTTTAATGGTCTAGCCATCTCTGTCCCCATACCCCATGGAGATGCCATATTTGATGGTTATGGGGAAGGAAGCAGGAAGATCCAGATATGTGGGGAGAGGAAGAAGCTGCCAGACCTGCTCCAGTGTCTAGATGATGGCCGACACCTCAATCAGGTCAGAAGCGCAATAGAAGCTGGGTTCGACTTCTACTTTTTGGTGGTTGAGGACACTTGGAGGGAGAAAAGAAACGGGAATGTGGAATACTTCAGGTCTGGTAAAAGTAGAGGTTGGAGGGATAGCGGAGTCAGCTTCTATAGGGTTGATTCTTACCTGAATGAACTCCACTACCACATGGGGGTACAGGTCAAGTACGCCACTACAGCTAAACAGACAGCTAGGGTGATCACTGATTTGTACTGGCTATTTCAGGAGTCACCAGAGGACCACGATTCATTAAAGAAGTTCTACACCCCTAACCTCTCTCCTGTACTGCTAAGGAAACCTTCCCTGGTGCGTAGGGTAGCCAAGGAGCTAATGGGTGTGGGTTGGGAGAGGAGCCTGGTGGTTGAGGGGAGATTCAAGACTGTAAAGGAGATGGTAGGGGCTGGGGTTGAGGAGTGGGTCCAGCTTGATGGGATAGGAAGGAATATCGCCCATTCTGTGGTGAAGGAGTTAGGAGGTGGAGGATGATTAAAACCCCCCTCTACGACTCCACCAGAGCCTGCACCTCCTGCCCACTCCGCCAAGGATGTCAAGGCCCGGTGCCTGCTGTAGGACCTGTGGGAGCTTACGTCATGCTGGTAGGGGAGGCACCAGGCAGAAGAGAAGACCAGAGCGGTGAGCCCTTTACTGGGGATGCTGGTAGGTATTTGGACTCCCTTTTGGAAAGCATCGGGAAGAATCGAGAGGATGTGATTATCACCAACACTGTCAAGTGTAGGCCAAAGGGTAATCGCACCCCCACCAGTAAGGAGGCTGAGTTCTGTGCCGAGAGGTGGCTTGATTTAGAAGTAGAGATGTTCCAGCCCCAAATCATAGTAGCTATGGGGGCTACGGCTATAAAGCATTTTCTGGGAGAGGAGGCAACAGTTGAGCGCACCCACGGAATACCAGTTGGAGTACAAGGAGTACAAGCTACTCACGGGGGGGAATTCGGGCAACCATTTAATAGTCCAACTGAATCTGATGGTGAAGGATGGGTGGGAGATTTCCACGGTGGACTTAGGGGCCCTGAGGATTCTAATGGTCAAGACAGTCCAGTTGCCCAAGGAGGAGAAGACCCTAACTCTAGTGGAGAAGAGAGAGCAAGAGCTAAGGGCAGGTATACCGGGCACAGGCCACAGATACTCCCCATCTGGCACCCAGCAGCAGGATTCTACAACACCTCCAATATGAGATTCATCCAAGAAGACTTTCAGATTCTAGGGAGTATGTTAAATGGAGAAGAACTTAACCAGCCTACTGATACTCTCCCTGTGCGATACGGAGTGGATGCCCCAGTACAGCTATCCGGCCTTGTGGCCCTCGACACTGAAACTGTGGATGGAGCGCTCTGGTCCGTGCAATTGTCCTCGACACCTGGAACTTCTCGATTCCTCTCTGCTGACAATAGTCAAGACAAAATGGTGGAACAACTAAAAGAGGTGGTGGTCCATAACTACCTCTATGATGCCCAGTTCATAGACCTACCGGAGAACACCCACGATACCATGGTAGCCGCATATAATCTTGGGTTACCCCAGGGGTTAAAGGAGCTGGCCCATCGGCTCTGTGGGATGGAAATGAAGTCCTATACCGAGGTGGTGGGGGGGTACAGGAAGGAGAAGGCCCTGAAGTACCTAGAACAGATACCTTTTGGACCAAATCCTAATCCTTTGTACGCTGCTGAGTGGCCTGACCCCCCCGAAATAGAAGACCTCACCTGGAACAAATCCAAAAACAAACTAGAGTCTAAAACCAGAAAACCCCAGCACATCACCAAAAAGGTCAAGAGGATAATTGCTGATGTGGTTGGAGGGAAGGAGAACAAAGATGGCCCAGTTGATCCCTGGGATAGATGGCACAAGATTGACCCAAGAGAAAGAGTATTTGTTGAGGAAGTTCTGGGGCCTATGCCTGACAGCTCTCTTGATGACGTACCAGCAGAGCTTGCGCTGGAATATTCCTGTCGAGATCCTGATGCAACCCTACGTGTCTTTAAAGAACTCAGTGGAGAGTTGGATAGGAATGGACTTAGACTAGCCTATGAGTTGGACCGGAGGACCTTACCCATAGCCTTAGAAATGCACCAGAATGGGTTCAAAGTAGATGCCCCATATCTTAGAGGGTTAGGGGAGGAGTACCTGGAGAAGCTGCTGGTCTTGGCTGAGGAGATATTTGAGGTAGTGGGGAAGCGGTTTAATCCCAACTCCCCACCTCAACTGGCTCAGCTCCTGTTTGAGGATCTGGGTTTCAAGCCCACCAAGTATACCCCTACTGGCTTCCCCTCTACGGAAAGTGAGGAGCTGTCCAAGATTGACCACCCAGTTATCCCTAAGCTAAAGGAGTACAAGCACATTGCTCACCTTAAAGACTCCTTCTGTGACACCCTACCGGAGAAGGTGGATGAGGATGGCCGGATACACGCTACCATCAATGTAACCAGGACCGAGACCGGCAGATGGTCTATGAGAGACCCAAACCTGCAACAGATACCCATGAGGACAGAACTGGGGAGGGCTATCAGGAAGGGATTCGTGGCAGAGGAGGGGAATGTTCTATTTTCAGCTGATTACTCCCAGATAGAAATGAGGGTAGCGGCCCATCTGTCCAAGTGTAAATCTATGATAGAGCTGTTTATGGAGGGGAGAGATGTCCATACGGAAACTGCTGCCCAGGTTTTCGGTATATCACTGGCTCAGGTTACCGAGGCAGGCCCCAAGTACCGATACCCTTGTAAAACTCTTGGATTCGGGGTCCTCTACGGACTTACGGCTCATGGTCTGGCGAATCAGATGTCTGAAAATGGACTTACTGATTGGACTGAGGATAGATGTAAAGAGTTCATCAAAGATTACTACAAGCTAAGACCTGAACTCTATGACTGGCAGGAAGAGACTAAAGCCTTTGCCCGAAGAAATGGCTATGTCTATGACTTCCTAGGCAGGATCAGATGGACCCCCGAGATTCTCTGCCCAATCCGTAAGTACCGGTCTGCCGGTGAGAGGCAGGCTATTAACATGCCAATCCAAGCTACTGCCGCTGACATAATGAAGATGGCTATGGTACAGCTATGGAAGGCTATAGATAGGAACAGGTACAAGTGGCTTCTTCAGGTGCATGATGAACTGATTTGGGAAATACCAAAAGGGGATATGGGGACCTTCAAGGAGATGGTGGTTCCTCTAATGGAGGGGGCAGTACATCTGTCGGTGCCAGTACTGGTGGAGAGTAAGGTGGGAGAAAACTGGGGAAGCATGTCATGAGTATAGGAGGAGTAATGGAGAGAACCAAAGAAATCCAACTAGGGACCAACCTATTCCTTGAAAGAACTGCTGGGGAAATCCTAAACATCAGGGGAACCAAAAACACCATCATCAAGCTGGAAAAAGAAAAGATGGATGCCCTTAGAGAGTTACTTGGGCCCTTGAAGGATGAGTTCGAGGATGGGAAAAAGTTCCTTCTGGAGTCAGGAGTTACCATTACTCTCTCTAGTGGGATTAACACAGATGTCAAGCTGATGAAGGAATACCTGCTTTCCCATGATGTTCCAGTGGAGACGGTGGAGGAGGCTGTAAAGATAGCCCAGAAGGAGTCAGAGAGGATACTGATTCGGGAAGGGAAGGTGAATGTGGCTCCCTGAACTGAAATACCTACGGCTAATCTACGGGATGAACCAGAGACAACTGGCAGAAGCCTGCTACATAAACAGAACCGTCATTACCCACTTTGAGTGCAGGCGTGCCTCTCTGTCTCCACACTTCGCTAAAATCGTAGCCGACCAACTAGGGGTAAATGTAATGGACTTCTGTACACTTAATGAGGGCAGGCTTATGGCTAAGGGGCACCAGGAGAAGTGTCCTCATTGCGGGGAGAGGTTGTGGTGTCAGAATTGTGGAGGTGAGTTATAAGGTTTATGGGCCGTCCCTAGTCTGTATATAGCGAGTAAGCTCTTTGGTCGCCTCTGTCTGGGCATCTACTGCTGACTTAACCGCACTCATTATCTCACTGTTATGGGCAATATGGTTCTCTATGGTGTGCTGCTGGTGTTTGATCAGCCAGAAGAAAAACCCCACAAAGACAACAACCAGCGCCACAGCTAGTCCTTGCTCATAAATTAAGGTCTCAAAGCTAATCTGAGCCAACACCACAGTTATTTTACGTCAAAGCGCCGTTGATTATACCAGTTGGCTGCTTGGACCCGTTTACTCCCCTTGCTAACCCCAGCCAGCTCTAGTTTCTCGTAAATGACCACTATGTAGTTCATAACTGTCTTTTCAGCGAAACTCATCCTTTCACTAATTTCTGAATTAGACAGCCCACTAGCAAGAAGTCGTAGGAGCTCTCTCTCAGTTTGAGTTAGGCCAAGATGGATGTGTAGGGACCAATGTGGTCCTGGCCCATTAGGAAAACCCATCATGCTCAACTCTACTGACTCAACTCTACTGACTTCGATACGCAGCTATGACAGCAGGTGTATGTACCACAGCAGTGATCATTTGGACCCGGGAATCCTCCTTGGTTGTATCAGCCCCAGGCGCAAGCACATGCCGATGGTATTCCTTGGCAATTTCGACGCCGTCTCTGAAGATTAAATTAGCCCTCCTAACCATGATTTGACCATCAGCCAGGACGGTAATTTGGTCTATTATTGTATCTTCTGTTAGCATTTTAGATTGAACACGTTCCTGAAATAATGATTTCGCCGCCAACCGAAAATTCTGATATTAGTAATCTATTTGGTCCGGCAGTTGTTTCCCAAATCCATAGGTCAACTCTAGCCTGATTTGCTGGCACATATCCTATAACGCTATCTTGGGCGACAGGCAGGGCAAGACTTGCAGCGAAACCAACTGAGACCGCGCTAGGGTGGGTAGAACTATTTCCGAAAGGTATTCCGATTATAAAGGCGGGGTTGGTAACGGTTAAGGTGCCCAAATCTGTGATAACTAGGTGTAGGCTAAAGAATACTATATCCCCTACCTTGGTATATCTGCCTATTTGAGTGCTATAGGCTTGTCCTTCACTCACACTGACGCTGTTATCAGCCAGGTCTGGAGTGAATGTTCCTTCCTCATAATCGTCCAGCGTGTTGGCATCAGCATTAGCAACCTGGGTGGCCGGAAACACGACCTTCTCATGCTTATGCAGTGAATCCGC